TCAGAAGCCGTACCGGCGATTGTACTCCCGGGTGTGTGCCAGGTAATTCCTATGGCCGCTGATGCATGGGATAAGGTAACGACGGCCGGGTGGACGAAGTGACTGGCTATGGCTATGGCTATGGCTCTGGCTATGGCTATGGCTCTGGCTATGGCTATGGCGCTGGCTATGGCGATGGCGCTGGCGATGGCTATGGCGATGGCTATGGCTATGGCTCTGGCGATGGCGATGGCTATGGCTATGGCGCTGGCTATGGCTCTGGCGATGGCGCTGGCTATGGCGCTGGCTATGGCTATGGCTATGGCTATGGCTCTGGCTATGGCTATGGCTCTGGCTATGGCTATGGCTCTGGCTATGGCGATGGCGATGGCGATGGCTATGGCTAGTCCCCAGGTACTGGTAAGGCCAGCCGAGCAGGCCAGAAAGGCAGGGAAATAATGGAAACCATGCAAATCAATGGCGAAACCTGGATAAAACTAGAGACGAGCGGGGGTCACACGCTCGTGAGGTCTTACGCGGCCGGTGTCCATGTAGGCCGACTGGTAAAACGGGACGGTGCAGACGTGGAACTCAGCGACGCTCGTATCATCCACAGGTGGCGAGGAGCCCGGACATGTCACGAGATCGCCCTGTACGGGATCGACTCGGCCAAGGAAAGCGGGTACACCCGTGTATCAGAAGCCGTACCGGCGATTGTACTCCCGGGTGTGTGCCAGGTAATTCCTATGGCCGCTGATGCATGGGATAAGGTAACGACGGCCGGGTGGACGAAGTGACTGGCTATGGCTTATGGCTCTGGCGATGGCTCTGGCGATGGCTCTGGCGATGGCTATGGCTATGGCTATGGCGATGGCGATGGCTATGGCTATGGCTATGGCTATGGCTATGGCTATGGCGATGGCTCTGGCGATGGCTATGGCGATGGCTATGGCTCTGGCGAAGGGACTGGCTATGGCTATGGCTATGGCGATGGCTCTGGCTATGGCGATGGCTATGGCTCTGGCGATGGCTCTGGCGATGGCTATGGCTATGGCTATGGCTAGTCCCCAGGTACTGGTAAGGCCAGCCGAGCAGGCCAGAAAGGCAGGGAAATAATGGACAACAGAGACAAGAAAAAGCACCCGATACAGCCATTGGCCATAGACGGCCAAGGAACGCTACGATTCAAGGAGAACGCAATAGTCCGACGGATACTCGACGAGGGATCGATTGACCTGAACGATATCGCCAAGTGGGACGTGAGCGCCGAAGACCACTGTCAATTTGCACAGCTGATCGGCTATAGCCACTCCGGTTTTGGTACGCTCAGTTATGTCGATGAAGAGACTTATGAGGTGGCTGAGGCCATTTTCAAGAAGGGCACTCCAGAACTCGAGGCCAGGGCTGAACACCTTCGCGCGTGCATTGAAGAATTCAAAAGAGCCATTCGGAAACCAGTAGCAGCATTGTTCGGCATACACCCGGACGACCTGGGAGACAATCTAGTCCCCGGGTAGGATAGGCAACGACACGCACCTACACTGAAAATCCATTCCAGCATGCTCATGACGGCCCGGCGCAACCTCAGGAGGATCGTTCCAGGCAATCGTTTCGCCCTCAAGAGCCTCGTGATACGGCCGCACCCGCTCATCTCGCGACGTTGACCAGATATAATGGGTGACACCGGCCCCCATTTGACGTTGCCGGGTGATCTGACCATTGAGCTTCAGCACTTGATCTCGGGCTATCAACTGTGCTCGGGAGTTGCTGACTTCGAAGCGCTCGATGATCTGGCGCTTGAGTGTCTCAACACGAGTACCTCTGGCGTGAGCTGCCTCCACCGTCCGTGAGACGTCGTCGAGTAGCGATGGGCGCAGCATGGTTGATTGCTCGTGAGCCATGATGCCTGTCTCTATCAGTCCGATATTGTGCTCTCGCCAGATATTGATGAATCGGGCGACTTGAGCATCCGTGCTTCGAAGGTCGATCTCGAGGACTCGCTCCATCTCGTTACGTGTCCACCTGCTCACCTTGCGGCCGGTGGCGTCCACGATCTCTTCGAGCTGCTCTGTCGTGAGCAGAAGGCCAATGTGCAGCTCTATCCATTGGAGCTGACGGCTGATCGTTGTGTTGGAGATGATACGCACCTCCTGCAGATCGTCGGCATCCTGTCCCCAAGATATCTGGCCACGATTGATGAGGGATCCCTGATCAGATTCCTTGGGCCATATCCGGAGCAGAGGAGCAAGGCCCTGCTCGATGATGCGCTGAGCGGCCTCCCACGTGTTGGTTAGTGTCCGGATATACCGAGCCTCAATGGCGCGTGGCTCCCTGCCTGGTTTGCGCCTGGGCTTGCGTCTACGGCGCGGCATTATTCCTCTATCGGCGGTATTGGCGGGACGGCCATGGGATCGACAGGCATCACACCACGAGCCCTGGAAAGATCTTGCTCGTGGAGCAACTCCCTAGATTCCATGTCCAACTGTGGCGCCTGATCGGACCACTCGTCTGAACCGTACCGGGCAAGAGCAACCTCCTCGGTATCAGTGACGCTGTGGGTGAGGTAGATAGCGTCCGTCTCGGCAACGAGCTTCTGACGGGTGCTGTGCTCAAGCGGTGACTCCTGCCAGAGACTTGGCCAAGATATCGACCAGGAGCTAGGCTCTGTAAGGCCGATGGACACGGCGACGATCCGGATCAGTTCCTCGATCAGCGGTTGATATCTGGTAGTGCGCTCAGCGTGGATCGTGTCGTACCAGGCTCGGATATCTGCTTCACCTGTGGCCGATAGTCCCGCCGGTGATCGGCCGAAGAGGACGACACTAGGCCAACCAACGGATCCGGCTAGCAACTGTTGGCGCTTCTCCATGATCTCGTGAACGCCGGCAAAGCCCCGCTCGACATAGTCAAACTCCTCGAGCTCAGCGTCGATGGGCATGATCCGGGAGACAGAGCGGCCTCTATCGATGATCTCCATTCGGGTGCGGAGGGTATCCTTGTCTTTGCTAGCTAGCATCTTGACAAAGTTTGTGATCTTGAGAACGGCCTGAGAGCTGTCCATCATCATCGCGCTGACGGCTAAGTCATCCGTGTTGAACCGTTGCAGTTGCGAGTACATGGCTTGTAGGACGGACGCGTCGCACCACTCGTTCTCCATGCGTTTACGGCGGCTTGTGAGCACGCCTCCGGAGAGGAGCAGCCTTGACGCGTGGATCTCGACCGATGAGCCACCAACCGATCCTGCAGCACGGTTGACTTTCCAAGTCAGCGGCTCACCAAAGTCGGCCTCATCCGGATCTGCTTGGAATGTGCACGGTGTGAAGTCACGTCGATCGATAATCTCGAGATACTTGACGGCGGAGACACGGGATATATCTAGCGGCTGATCCAACTCCTGCCCGTCATCCGCACCGATGAGCACAGCCTCTCGTCCCCATAGGCGTCCAAAGGTAAAGAGCTTTTTGAGCGCCTTGATGGTACCGAGCCGAGCAAGCTCTTGCTCTAGTTGGATCTTCTCGCGTTGCATCGTCTCGGGATCCGGCTCGTACCAAGTCCAAGCTCCTGAGCGAGATGAGCCCTGTATCCAGGTACCCTCAGACGTGACTTCGAAACCCTCGCGAAGTGCAGCGCTGACAGGATCCTCTATGATGCGACGGGCGAAGGCATCGCTCATAAAGATAGCCTCGAGCGTCTCCGGATCTAGGAACGCTGTGACCCGCGGCGTGGTGTAGCGGCCCTTGTCCCACAGGGTGCCCAAGCCTGTCATGAAATTTTGCCAGCTGTCAGGCCGGAAGGCGTCTGTCCACGAGGTTGTTTTTTTTACCATTTGACGTACTCGTCCCTGGATCCGTTGGAGTCGATCTGGATGTGGATATCAAATTCCTTGACGAGGATGTCACCGGCTACCACGTTGTCGTCACGATAAAATTTGAAGTCGATGAACGAGCTCAGGGTGTCAATGCCCGCCCCGCTGATCTCGGGAAACTCGGCTATCTGGAGGATACTGCCCGCGGTATAGGGGAACACCATGCCGCTCTGGGCGATGGTTGTATAGGCAATGGTTGGATCGTCGCCGTTGCGATACCACCGATAATCGAGCTTGAACACCGGGATATCTGCCTCATCCTGCACATAGTGGATATGAGGGCGGATGTTGGACTCTAGTAGCCACTGGTGTTTCATTTGATCGATGATGTGCACGATCTCTGTATCGTCGTTCTGGGGGAATAGCAGGCCATGCTCGGCAAAGTCGAAGTCGGGTTTGGCTGCTTGGCCTTGCTTGTCCCGCGTGAACGGGAATTTCATATCGTCCCAGACGATCCTAGGCCTTGGCGTAATAGCACAATACCAGTCCGTGCCGTCGTAGAGGCCGGTCAGGATGTCACCCTGGACTGCGATATAGTCAGTACCACCGGGTCTCAAGAGGTTACCGCCGGTGAAATCGATAGTCGTGAATGCATCATCGATTATGACGGTGATGGATTGAGCTGTCGTGCCGTCGTGGAACGTCGTGATCGTGGTTGGTGCTGTGTTCGCAGTACGGAAATAGTTGCTGTCCGCGACGCTGGGTGTGGTGTCGTTGGCGGTGAACGTGTCAATGGTATCTGGTGGATCTGGCGGTGCAGCGTGGATCGTCATGGAGCCTCTCGTGGTTCCGGGGTGTGGACCCATTCAGGGCAATCGTCCGGGGAGTTGGGGAGCGCTCGCCCTAGGAAGCCAACGAGCCCTCCGTCGCCATCTACCAGCTGGGTAACGGTCCGATCCCTGAGCCTGTCGTAATACCCCACACCGGTGTGCCTCTTACAGATCAGCCCTGCTGATTCAGCGGCCTCGAGTGGTACATCCTTTGACTCGAGGTGCCTTACGAGAGCATCCCATTCCTTGGGTGCCTTGTCGCCGTGATCGCGGTAAAACTCCGCTGCCATCTCCATGATATCCATCCCCTACCTCATCTCCTCTGCCGCGGCTCTCATGGCCGCAGCATACTGAGAGCCGCTATTGCTGTGCAAGTGTAGCAGAGCTAGCGACGACGCGCTGACTTGATCGTCATGCCGTGTACCCAAGCCGTCAAATCCAAGGTGCTCGGCTATGAATCCATCGGAGCCACCTGCCCATGGTGCATCCCTGGGTATCCTGACCGCGCCACTAGCCCAAAGGCCCTCAACCTGCTGCGTCCTCGAGAGGACACCTCCGCCGTGCGGCTGCATGATAAGGCCGGGTATCTCCTCGCCTAGATCGTCGTCTATGGCCGCTGCGTTGGCTGCATCCTCTACAACGTGCGAGGTGATCCAGGGGTAGCTTGCTGCCAGATCTCGCATGGCCTGCTTAGTGTCCATGTACCCCATCTGACGCTTGATCTGATCAATGACGTGGAAGGATCCCTCAAAGGCTACCCACACTTGGCCTACCACATAGTCAGAGGTTGGCTTGCCCTTGAACGTCAGATCCCAAGAGGTGATCCAACGTTGGCCCCTGCCACAAACCTGGCTCTCTATGGTGTGCTGGATATCTGAGGGCAACACGCCGTAACGGTGTGACAGGTAGCTATCGAGGAGCAGCTGTCCGCCGAGAGGTACAGGCGCCTGTTGCAGCTGAGCTGAGGCAGCTCGTGGGCCAAGCTGTATCTCGAGAGCAGCAAGTGACTCATCAGTGAGCCGATCGCAAAGAAGCTCCCCTTTGACCTTGCGGTGATCGAGTTCGTCGGCGCGTTCCGGATCGAAGCGGGCGGGCATCTTGATGACGCGATATCCGTGCTCCCGCTCAGCAACACTGATCGGATCGTCAACGTGGAGCAATTGGTGGACGATTATCTTGGCCGCCTTGTAGTCCACAACTCTGGTGGACAATGTACCAAACCAATAGTCAACGGCTTTTGCGACAGCGATCGAGATCTGGGCCGGTGTT